TGAACCCCTGCCCGAGGGCTGGTATAACGCCGCCATTACCGGCGCTGAGATCAAGGCCACCAAAGCCGGTGACGGCAAGTTTATTGCGGTCAAGTACACCATCACCGGCCCAAGCCATCAAGGGCGGGTTGTATTTGGCAACTTGAACATCAAGAACGCCAGCACCAAGGCCGAGGAGATCGGACGCCAGCAATTGGGTGAGATCATGCGTGCTATTGGTTTGGCAAAGGTGTCAGACACCGACCAACTGATCGGCGGCAACTTGGCAATCAAATTGTCGGTGCGTACTGATAACTACGCCGGTAATGAGATCAAGGCATTTCGGGCTTTGAGTGGCGTACAGCCAGCGCCTGTGGCACCTTTCAAGCCGGTTGGTCAGTCTGCGGCTGCTAAGACTGCGCCTCCGTGGGCTAAGAAGTAAGTAAGCAAAAAAAGACCCCGCTTGTGACGGCGGGGTCAATACCCTACAGGAGAAAGACAAATGCAAATACCTGAACCCGAGATTACCATAACATCATTGATTGATCAGGCGCATGAGGCGCGGCTGGAGAAGCCGCGGGCGCATCTTGGCTGCTCTATGCTTGGTCACCATTGTGACCGCTGGCTGTGGCTGTCGTTTCGCTGGGCTGTGCAGGAACAGTTCAAGGGACGCATTCTGCGCCTGTTTCGCCGTGGTCAGAATGAGGAAGCCACCATCATCAGCGACCTGCGCTCTATTGGCATGACCGTATCAGGCACCCAGCGCCGGGTGGACTTTGGTAGCCATGTTAGCGGCAGCTTGGACGGGATTGGGAAAGGCGTGCCTGGTGCGCCAAAGACTGAGCACGTTTTAGAGTTCAAAACCCACAGTCTTAAGTCATTCAACGACTTGGAGAAAAATGGCGTGGCAAAGAGTAAGCCCATGCATTTCACACAATGCCAAGTATATATGCATGGAACCGACCTAAAACGCGCCTTGTATGTCGCCGTCTGCAAGGACGATGATCGCATCTACACCGAGCGCCTAGAGTATGACCGCGCCCATGCAATCAAGGCAATTGAGCGCGGCCAGCGTCTTACCCTGACTGACCGCCTACCACCACCCATCAGCACCGACCCAACGTGGTTTGAGTGCAAGATGTGCGCGGCACATGACTTCTGCCACGGCAGCAAGACCACCAAAGAGGTTAACTGCCGCACCTGCGCCCATGCAACGCCATTGTCCGATTCAACATGGCACTGCGCTAAGTGGGACGACATCATTCCTACCGAGTCCCAGCATACTGGCTGCGAGGCCCATGTCCTGCACCCTGACCTAGTGCCTTGGAAGCGTTTAGAAAGCCCTAGCGATTGGGTGGCAGTCTATGAGATTAATGGCCTTGGCTTGGCTAACGGTGAGCCAGAGGAAGGCGTGTATAGCAGCAAGGAATTGCTTGCCAATGCTGCGGCTTGCTCTGACCCTACTGTAAATAAAATCAGGGGTGAGTTTGATGCGAGGGTGGTGGGATGAACTTTGAAAAATTTGCTGATTGGTATTTTAGTGGCCGATGCCTCAAACATCCCGTTGTAGTGGCTGTGATTTTTTACTTGATCGGTTACATGGTTGGGCAATCATGCTGAGGGAATACCAACAACGCACCATAGACCAACTCTATGAGTGGTTCGGCGCAGGCAACGAGGGCAATCCTTGCCTAGTGTTGCCCACTGGTTCAGGCAAGAGCCACATCATTGCGGCGCTGTGCAAGGACGCGCTGCAATCATGGCCTGAGACTCGCATTTTGATGCTGACTCACGTCAAAGAATTGATTGCCCAAAATGCTGAAAAGATGCGCCAGCATTGGCCTAATGCACCAATGGGAATCTACTCTGCGGGGCTTGGCCGCAAAGAACTGGGCGAGCCTATTACGTTTGCCGGAATACAGTCGGTGCGCACCAAGGCAAAGCAGATCGGCCATGTTGATCTAGTCATCATTGACGAATGCTTTGTTGCTGGAACCAAGATTTCAACACCGAAAGGACAAATAGACATTGACAAAGTGAGGTGCGGTGACTTAGTATTTAATACACGCGGAGTTGGTGTTGTTGAAGCTGTTAATTGCCGACAAGCCGCTGAAACTTTACTTGTGGAGCTTGATGATGGAACCAAATTTGAATGCACCGGCAATCACCCAATTTTTACCGACGATGGATGGCAAAAAGCAGAAAAATTGGAGATCGGAACGCCTCTTTTCCGCATTGAAGATATGTCCTGCTTGTGGAGCAGAGTTCAGACCTTGGATCAAAAAGGACGACAGCGGAAAAGTAATTTCAGCAATGTCGGAACCATTTTGGGAAAAGCAGAATTATTGCTCCGTGAAGTGTGCAAAGAAATCACACCCGACGGTTCTGAATGCAGAAGCACGCAAACGAATGCGGGAAACTTTAAAAAGAATCAGGCATCAACCTATTCAACGTGGAGGAAACGGGCAATTGCTTCCTTTGCCACAGTTAGCGCTTCTTCATGCGTTAGGGGAAGGATGGATAGCGGAATATGCAATCAAGACCAAAGCGGGGCATTTGAACGGGACATATCCGAATGCTTACAAAGTGGACATTTGCTATCCGGAAAAGATGATTTGCATCGAATTGGATGGGGGGAGTCATGGCAGCGAAGAGAGGAAAATGCAGGACAGGAAGAAAGACCAATATCTTGCGGGCCTCGGGTGGCGCGTGTATCGCGTATCAAACGAGAAAGCCCTGTACTTGTATTCAACCTTCAAGTCAGTGGACATCCTTCTTACTTCGCTAATGGAATAGCTGCACATAATTGCCACCTTATCGGACACAAGGATGAGGGTGGCTATCGGACATTGCTATCGGACATCTATCAGACAAACCCTAACGTTAGGGTGATAGGGCTAACGGCCACACCGTACAGGCTGGGACATGGCTACATCACCGACAAACCAGCCATTTTTGACGCGCTGATTGAGCCGGTATCCATTGAGGAATTGATTTTTAAGGGCTACCTGTCCACCCTGCGAAGCAAGCTAACGGTTACCAAGCTGGAGGTGGACGGGGTGCATAAGCGTGGCGGTGAGTACATCGAGGCCGAGTTGCAGGCAGCGGTGGACACCAGCGACAAAAACGCCAAAGTGGTGCAGGAAATTATTGGCTTGGCAAGTGGACGCCGGTCGTGGTTGGTGTTTTGCGCTGGCGTAGCCCATGCCCACCATATCAAAGACGCGCTGATTGAGCAGGGCATTGTGGCCGAGTGCGTGACCGGCGAAACACCGAGCGCCGAGCGTGACCGGATGCTTAAAGAATTCAAGGCAGGGCGCATTCAAGCGTTGACTAACGCCAATGTACTTACCACCGGTTTTGACGCGCCTATGATTGACCTCATAGCCATGTTGCGCCCCACTATGTCGCCAGGCTTGTACGTACAAATGGCCGGGCGGGGCCTGCGTATCGCCGACGGAAAAACCGATTGCATGGTTCTGGACTTTGCCGGTGTAGTGGAGCAGCACGGCCCCATTACCGCCGTAAGGCCACCGCCCAAGAAAGGCGACAAGGTAGGCGAGGCGCCAGTAAAGGTCTGCGACCACTGCCAAGAGATATGCGCGTTATCGGTGCGGGTCTGCCCAGCCTGCGGGGCCGAGTTCCCCGAGCCGGTAAAGGCAGCTTTGAAACTCCATAACCTCGACATCATGGGCGTGGAGGGCATTGACATGGAGGTCACCTCTTGGACATGGCGCAAGCACATCAGCCGAGCCAGTGGCAAGGAGATGCTCTCATTAAGTTACTATGGCGGGCTGAGTGACCCACCAGTGACCGAGTATCTGGCCGTCACTCACGATGGCTATGCAGGAGAGAAAAGCCGCAGGCTATTGGCCGAGGTGGCCCACCGGGCAGGCGTGGTGCTGGACTATGGCACCGCCGACCTTCACGAGATGGCCCAGACGCTCACCGAAGGCCAGCCACCGGCAAGCATAGAATTCAAGCGCGAAGGTAAGTTTTTCACTGTAATGCAAAGGACATGGACATGAGCCGCCACCCTGAACCCGAGATCGTCACCATCTACAGAGCCACCAGCAGAGCAGAGCCACCAAGGGTTTGCCATACCTGCGACCATTACAGCAAAGAGGGCCGCTGCGCTGAATTTGACGATGAGCCACCCGCTGATTTTGCAAGTGAGCCAGATGGCTGCGCTCTGTGGGAGTGGGAGCTCCCATTTTGACCGCACCGAGCGAGCATTTAGAACAGGTGCGACTGGTGTCCTGGTTCAGGCGTCAATGGCCGGAAGTGCGTATTTTCGCCATCCCCAACGGTGGGGGGCGCAGTATGGCCCAGGGCGCAGCGCTCAAGGCCGAAGGGGTCACAGCAGGCGTGCCGGACCTATTCGTGCCTGCGTGGTCCCTGTGGGTCGAAATGAAGCGTTCCACGGGCGGGACGGTATCGCCAGCACAAAAGGACTGGATCGCCTATCTGGAGGGCATAGGTCACCGCGTCATCATAGGCCGGGGGTTTGAGGATGCTAGGGCGCAGATTGAGGGCGTTAAAAAGCCCCAATAAAGGGGCTTTGTGGGGGCGCCCGTTAGGTGGGCTAGGGGTTAAGGATTAAAGGCCGAGAATCAGGGCTATAAGGGCCGCTAATATGGCGGCAATGAGCATGGTTCCTCCCATCGGCTATTCACCCAGTCGGCCGGGTCGTAATCGTCATACAGTAGGTATTCCATGGCCTCCTGACGGCTCCAATGATAGACGGCCACCAGGTGATCGATTTTCTCGCTGATTTCTAGATCATTGGCCATAAAGTGGTTCCGGGTAGTAATCGGCCTCCGATTCCTCGGGTTCCAGGTCGTCGGGCCAGTCTTCGCCCATGTAGGCGCAATCGTCTTCGTCGTAGGGATCCATCATGCACTCCACCATGCAACAAGGGCCATTGCTAGGCATACGCCAATGGCGCAGGCCAAGAGTATGTCCAACAGAGGGTAACGCTGGGGTGTGGGGGTGTAGTGTTCACGCATGGTCCGGAACCACTTGATACATATTCCAGCCGCAGGTGACCACTTGGTGACCTTCGCGCAGTAGTTCGGCAATCATAGAACGGTCAAATGCGTGCCAGCCTACCCAGTCAGCAGGGTATCGGCATACTTCGGACCAGCCGCGTAATTCGTGCTTGGCATGGTAGGCAATGATAGGGGTTTGCATAGTTTACTCTCCTAGTTCAATAATATGGCGGGTTTGTGCGCCATGTTCGCGCAGCATACGATTAGACAATTCAACGTCCTGAGTGATAAACGAATACCCGTCCGGCATAGTTACCATGTAAAACATGCCGTATTCGTTTATATCGTGTTTGTCGCAAAATTCTTGCAAGTGTTTGTCCAGTGCTAGTGACATATTATTACCCCTTAGACAATTCGTTATTCCAAACAAAGGCGTAATCGCCATTTTCCAATTGACCGCCTAATAATTCGCAATCCCATTGGAATTTGAGCGCCAGCGCTTCAGCTGCTGCACGATGACACGCTTGGCCGCTCAATTCGTAGGGGTATGGGATAGTGATTGATCCGGCGGCGGCCCATGCCTTGATCCGAGCGCCACGGTTATTTGTGGGGCCAAAATAGCGGGTTTGTATTGCTTGCATATTATTTGCTCCAGTAATAGGATAATCGGGACAATTCCCGCCACTGCGCACCGTGATGCGCAGGGACTGGTGCTGTTAGCCAACAATGAATTCGTCGTTTGAGACTACGCTGTAGGCTAGTGCGATGGCCAAGATTTCATTCTGCGATTTGGTGCTGCGTGCTGCGCGGTACAGTGCGGACAACGCGCGGGCCATGTAATCGGCGCCAAGGGTTTGGCCGTATTTGATTGTGAGGGCGATTTCGCGGGTTTCTGATTTGGTCATTTCGTGATCTCCTAGTGTTTAGGTGCTGCACCGTGCTGCACCATGAGATAGAGTGTAACAACATTTGTGGCGCATACAATGCACTCAATGTAAGAAATTGAACCTAGGGTTTACCCTTGGTTTGGGCTTGCATTGATCTGCATCGGTGCATCTGTGTGCATCGGTGCACTGGTGCAAAAAGGGGCAAAATGCCCGTTTTTCTGCACCATCTGCACCACACCCTTAAGGGTGGTGCATCGGTGCAAACGGTGCAGACGTGTTTTGTACAGTTTTCCGACAGTTTTTGGAGAGAAATATGGCAGCGTTAAAAAATAGGGCAGAGCTTGCAGAACTGGTGCCTGAATTCATGGCGGAGGGCGTTTCGATGCGCCAGGCTTGCATAAAAGCCGGGTTGACTGCGCAGACGTTTCTGCGGGCGGTAGATGACTCGCCCGGATTAGCGGAACGTTATGCGCAGGCGCGTGGTGCTTTGCTAGACGCCATGGTTGACCAGATTCTGACCCTTGCCGATGCGCCGGTCCCGCTGCTCGATAACGGTGCGACCGATCCCGGGCTCGTGCGCCAGCGCCAGCTTCAAATAGACGCCCGGCGATGGGTCCTATCCAAGCTCGCACCTAATAAGTACGGGGACCGCCTCGATGTGTCCGTGAGTGACGCCCGTATCTCAATCACCGGCGCACTAGCCGCTGCGCAGTCGCGCCTGGTCGACGTGATCGATGTTGCACCGCGTGCACTAGCTGCACCAATGCGCGATGCAGGCGACGAGGGGGAGGGGGAGGGCCGAGGCTGACGGGCCAACGGTTGCGGAGCGTCCACAAACAATTTTTATTTTTTCTAAATATACAAATACTTATTTATGCAAACCCCAATCTACAAACCCGAAGACGAACAAGAGTTAATGGCATTACTTTGGAGTCCTGCATTAAGTAATAATCCATTAGCGTTTGTTAAGTATGTATTTCCTTGGGGTGTTAAAGGTACACCGCTAGAACATTTCTCAGGTCCAAGAAAATGGCAAAGAGATATTTTGCAAGACATTACTGACCATATTAAAAGTAACTCTGAACTGGCTAATAAACAATCCACCGAAGAAATAATGTACAAAGTATTGCAAGAAGCAATATCGTCTGGTCGTGGTATTGGCAAGTCGGCATTAGTTTCATGGTTGACTATATGGATGGTGACCACAAGGATTGGTTCAACGACCATCATCTCGGCTAACTCGGAGAATCAGCTTAGATCAATCACTTGGGCTGAGATTACTAAGTGGCTGGCTATGTCGCTGAACTCGCATTGGTTTGAGGTATCAGCAACACGGGTGGCACCGGCCAAGTGGTTGACTGAGTTGGTGGAGGGGGATTTAAAAAAGGGTACGCGCTACTGGGGGGTTGAGGGTCGGCTGTGGTCAGAGGAGAATCCTGATGCGTATGCTGGTGTACACAACTTTGATGGTGTGCTGGTGATTTTTGATGAGGCGTCCGGTATTGCTGACCCGATTTGGTCGGTTACTGGTGGATTTTTTACTGAGAACACGCCGAATCGTTTTTGGATGGCGTTTTCCAATCCACGGCGCAATACGGGGTACTTTTATGAGTGCTTTAATAGTAAGAGGGACTTTTGGCAGACTCGAATTGTGGATGCGCGGACGGTGGAGGGGACGGATAAGCAGGTGTATGAGAGGATTATTCAGGAATACGGTGCAGAAAGCAGCCAGGCGCACGTTGAGGTGTATGGGATGTTTCCGAGTGAGGGGGATGATCAGTTCATTGGTGCAGACATTGTGGATGCGGCCATGAAGCGCCCGAAGTACAAGGATCAGTCAGCGCCGATTATTATTGGTGTGGATCCTGCTCGGTTTGGTGCGGATGCAACGGTGATTGCGGTGAGGCAGGGGCGGGATATTGTGAAGATCATGCGGCATAGGGGTGATGACACAATGACGGTGGTGGGCCATGTGATTGAGGCGATTGAGGAGTTCAAGCCTGCGTTGGTGGTGATTGATGAGGGCGGGCTGGGCGCGGGGATTGTGGATAGGCTTAAGGAGCAGCGGTATAAGATTAAGGGGATAAACTTTGGCAACAAGGCAAAAAACCCTATAATGTATGGAAATATGCGTGCCCAGATGTGGGGCGATATGCGGGATTGGTTAAAGACGGCGAGCATTCCGAGCGATAGGTTCTTGAAGACGGACTTGATTTCGCCTATGATGAAGCCTGATTCACGGGGAACAATCTTCTTGGAAAGCAAAAAAGAAATGAAAGCTCGCGGTCTTGCCTCACCCGACGCTGCTGACGCTATATGCGTCACATTTGCCTTTCCAGTGGCACATCGTGAATATGCCGAACCCAAGCGCACCGCTAGAAGCTACGGTAGCGCAGTGTCTACAGGATGGATGGGCGCATGAAACCTGGCTTGTATAGTAATATCCACGCAAAACAGGCGCGCATAAAAGCGGGCTCTGGCGAGAAAATGAACAAAGTTGGCAGCAAAACAGCGCCAACTGCCAAAGACTTCAAAGATTCAGCCAAAACTGCAAAGAAGAAGTAACATGCCACTCGTTAAATCTA